TTCTAATAACTGCGCTACATATGTCAGTACAAAGTCATCTCTATATTTTTCATTCCCTAGTGTGACTACTAATAAAGGTAGTCCTACTATGGTCATTAAATAAAATAAAGCAACAGTCACATACCAATGCTTACACGCAGGGTGCTGTGGTGCTACCTTCTTCATAAACCTGAATGAAGGCCACCATAAATTCCATGTTACTACGAAAGCTCCTGATAACCAAAAGGCTAAAAGGATACTCCACCAATTTGGTTCCATATTTGTTCCTATATTATCTTACAGATATTGTTGTAAGTGTCTTAAGCTTCCCAGTTCATAAGCAAGCGCATTAGAATAAAATCCAACTCTATTAGCGTTTAAATGTGGAAAATAACTTTTGTCTAAGTCCGACTGTGAAACAGGGTCAAAAACATATAAGTTATAACATTTAGCGCCATATTTATCTTCATAATTTACACACTTTGCTATGTTGCCATAACAAGCATAACCACGATTTTGCGATTGATGTAGTTGTGTAATCTCATATCGGATTTCTGCAAATCTATTCTTGCGTGGAAACCACACTCGTTCACCTACTTCAAATTCTTCAGAAACACACTGGTCTGGCAACAATGCCATTCGGTGTCCTGCATAATCTGTTTCGGCTAACTTTTGTGGAATACCTACTCGTTCAACTATGTTTTTAACAAAAGAAGGAGAACGATAAATACCTCTAGCTATAGTACTAATATTAGTACCCTCTAAGTATTCTTGGACGACAGTTTTGATTTCGTCCTTTGTTGCCATCTTTCCTTTATTCTGAGCTTTACGAGTATCTCTATATAATTTGGTATCATTGAACTCATCAATGATTCGCTGAAGTCTTGTTGTGTTGTATTTGATGTTCAACATTTCACAGGCTTCCTTTTTAGTGATAGGTGTTTCTGCCTCTAAAAAGTCTATAACTCTTTGAATGTTCGCATCATCTAGTTTTTCGTAAGATTTACTTTTAATCATTCTCAATCCCCATTAATATAACTAAATAATGAGCTATCTTTAGTAAATCTTCTCGATTGTAGCCATTCTTCTTTCCATAGCGTTGAGCATACTTTATAATATTCCCAATGCAAAAACCTTGTCCATGCTTTGCGTCTATTATAAATTCAGTAGACTGAATTTTGTTCATGCTATAATGTTCATTGTAAGTGCTGTCTATCCAATCTTTAATTTCAGACAAGCTCTTATCTTCGTCAAACTTGTACTCTATGTCTATCAATTTTTCTCCTAAGTCTTTTTGCGTTTTACTTTTGAATTACCATGATAGAAGGGCTTACCCCTTTTCTTTCTAACAGTTATAGGTTTCCAGCGCATTAGTGAACCAATTGCTGATTTTATATAAGACTGTTCTTCTTGTTCGGTCATACCTTCAGGAACAAATATTTTATTATTCTTCCATTTTACTGCTTTCATTTACTTGTAATCCTCTTATCATACCATGCTAAGCCTTCGTCCCACCAATGAGGTTTCTCACGATGCGACCACTTAGCGAAGGTTGCTTTATCTGTGTGATAATATAAGCGATACGAACCTACGACATCGCTTTCGTCTTTCAATTCATCTGGCATAGCCATCAGAAAAGGAGTGAGTCCTTTGCGGGGTAAGTTTTTAGGTTCTGGCAATTTGTTAATTACCTCAACCACTGACTTATGCTGTTTGCCATAACGATAATAATACTCATCATTAAGTGCATTAGCATAGCAATGAACCCACTCGAAATTGTCCAATGATTGTCTAGTCCAAATTGTGCAGGGGTGGTTATACATCATTGGCAAATATGGTGTAAGAGGTCTGTCCTCTATAGCTAAATGTTTGATTTCGGCTTTCTCTTTATTCAGTGCGTCCCGTTCTTCCTTATTTAGCTCTCGAGGAACAAACCCCAGTACATGGTCTACCCAGACTGCTGTGCAGAGAAGCTGTGCTGCCTCTAAAGGCATTTTGACAATATGTTTGTCCACATGATATTCTGCGCACTTGTCTAAATTTTCATCTAGGTAAAATAAATTCATGTTATATCCAGCATTTGTAGACTGGACATTCGCCATCTTCTAATGGAGTGCAACATATGTCACATTCCTCGTCAGCACATGAATTGTCTTGGTTGTTCTTTTCATTTTCCATACTGTATATTATACAGAAGTTTGAGTATAATGTCAAGAACTATTTTTTATTACTTACCAAATGCTTTGCCAGCTTCGCTGATTCCGAAAGCACCTAAGGTCACTACTACAAGTGAAGTATAAATAGTATCACTTATAACTAGGTCTTGACCCCAAAATGCTGTGACTAAATCACATACTGCGAAGACTGTCATCAAACCAAAGGATATGAAACCAATAACTGCTTTCTCATTTATATCATTGTCATCTAAAAACAAGTCTATAAACTTTCTCTTTGGTGGGGCAAGTCTTTTCTTTGCGTCAGCGGCTTCAGCCTGCATTTCTTTGATAGTATCTTCTGCATTATCGAGTTTCTCAATAAGCGACATATACTTGTCTAAATCAATTTCGACTTCATTCCTGCTGTTGTCCTGATTGTCCGCCATTTGTTGTTACCGTGCGGTAGTAAATTACTACCTCTTTGAGTTCACGAATATATCGTTTTAACTCTTGCGTATTATACGCCATTAGTTCATAGTCAGGAACTGACATAGCGAAGAATACTACTTCGCCGTGTTCCTTCTCTACTCTTTCAAGGAACTCTTCTAAGTTCTTTTCAGAAACTACATACCAATAAGGTTCTTTTAAATCTATCTCCCGAGGCAACACTGGTTGTGCAATCTTTCTTTCTATAGGTTTCGCACTAACCTCTAATGTCTTCGTTGGCAACAGGCTGCACGATGAGACTATCATCAGCAGCATCGATGTCACGGCTATCTTGTTCAATTCCATCAAATACCTCTTTGGTTGCTTTGTTAGCCCTTGATTCTATCAAGCCTGGCTTTGCAGCAGCTAACTTGGTTAAATTATGTCGTTTAAAGATATCCAGATATCTGTTCATCTCTAATTCGATTTCTTGATTTTTGCTTTGTAGGTTTAAAAGACTTTCAGTTTGAAGTTGCATATCGTTTTGCAACTGTGATATGGTTTCCTCTTGAAGTTGAGTTGCTGTCATCAACTTTGCGTTATTTTCAATCAATTTTTGATTTTCTGTATAAAGCCAATAACTCGTTCCGCCTAGTATGAGAACTAATGCTAAAAAGAATTGTTGCATTATCTTTCCTCAATTCTATAGTGCAAACCAGTCGCACTATTTACTTCAACTACTAATCTATCGCTTGTTTCAAAGACAAGATGATTGGCAGTTTTTTTCTTAAACTTACGAACATAGTAAACTTGGTCGTCACTATCGCCGTATGTCATATTATAACTGACAATCAACTTATACTCTTTGAAAAATAGACTTTTAAACCAGTCTATTATTTTTTTCATTTTTTAAAGTAGTTTAACACATCTTGAGGAGTCTCGAATGTGTCTACATCTTTGTCTGGTATGCTAATTCTAAATTCTTTTTCTAAGTCCATGACTAATTCTATAGAATCTAAACTATCAATTCCTAACTCATCAAATGTAGAGTTCAAATTGTCCTCGTTTATGTCTTTATGTTTTAATATATAATTTAATACTTCGTTATACATGAGTCCACTCTTTTCCTTCAAATAATAATGCT